CGCACCATGAGCTGCTCCTTGAGCATCTTGTAGTACTTGTTCTGCTGCGGGGTCATCGGCACTTCACGCGTCACGGTCAGCACAGGCGGCAAGTCAAGGCACTGCGCTTTTGTGAAACGTATTGCTGGCTGCAAGGCGCTGAACACTGTGTCGCGTGCATCGGGCTTGGCTGCCCACTTGAACATGGTTAGCTTGTTCATCACCTTGTCGCGCCACGCCGTGAAGAACTTGGGCACGCCACCGGGGTTCACCAGCTTGGCCAAGCCATACGCATCCACGGGGGACTGCGAGGCCGGTGTGCCCGTCATCATCCACAGGTACGTCTCAGGCTTGAGGATCGAGTTCAGCGCCTTCCAGCGCCGTGTGCTCGGGTTCTTGTACGCGTTGGCTTCGTCCACGATGACCAGATCGAAGCGGCCGTCTGCGTTGATCTCGTTGGCGATCAGGTTCAGGCCGTCGTAGTTGGCAATGACGATCTCGTAGTTCTTCTGGATCATCTCGATGCGGCGCGATGCCTGCGCGTGGTGGGCCACCACAGCGGAGCGGTGGATGATGCTGCTGTTGATGTCGCCCATCCACGCGCTGTGCATGATCGACAAGGGGCACAGGATCAGCACACGCCGCACGTCACCGCGCTTCATGAGGTAGTCCGCCGCCCACAGTGCGCTCAGCGTCTTGCCGGTGCCGGGGTCGTTGAAACAGAATGCGCGGCGGTACAGCGTGAGGAAGCTGGCCGTGTCGACTTGATGCTCCATCGGCTTGTAACGGCCGGGCCACTCGTAGCGGCGTGTGATGGGGGATGGTGCGTTCTTCACGCCAAGGTTGCGCAGCACGCGCATCTCGTCCAGTCCCCAGTACACGGCCACTTCGTACGTGCCGTCGTGCTCAGAGAGCACCTTGTGTTTTGGGATGACGCTGTACTTGTGTGGGTTGCGTGTGCGCACCACCAGCGCCTTGTTGTCAATGATCTGCATTACACATCTTCTTTCAAACGGTGCCAGCCATCAAACGACTCGAAACAGCCCGCATTTCTAAGACGATCAAACGCGTCCGTGTAGAAGTCTTTGCCGGGTTCTGGTCGAGAGTGCCCTGCTTCGTACCACGCATCCCCGTGCTTGAGCCGCCACAACGTGACAAGCTGCGACAGCGGAACTTGAAACGCCTCGCTCTCGTTGGGGTTGAACCTTGGCACCTTCTGCGGCTGTACTCCTTGCCCGACCCGTCTTTGGTGTGATGCGTTCATGATTTGCCCGTATGGCACCTTCTGTGCCTCTGTGTGCTTTTCTCTTTCCATTTCTATGCGCTGCAGCTGTTGCAGGTACTCGTCATAAGCTAGTTTCTCGCCGCTAAATAAACCCATGTTGCACTCCTATACTGGTTTTCTACATACGAACCGCGCTTTGTTCGTCAAGTAGTGTGTTTCAAGTTTGCCCATTGCTTTGAGCCGTTTGTAGGTGAGTCCGTAGAACTCCTCGTCAAGCACGTCTTTGACGTCTACCCACTCGTTTCCGTAACGTGCTACCCAGAGATTGAGTAGCGTCTCTATCGGTGTGCTGAATGGGAGGCTTTCAAGGTCTTCCATGTTCACCTCCACGTCGCGTGAAATGACGCCGCCCGGCGCATTAAAAGTTGTCGTGCTGTTGCTGCTGCCGGTAAAAACATTGCTGCCGATTTTGTGGGTGCCTAGCGCGGTGACAAGAACGCTCGCATCGGCCGGGGGTGGGGGCCAGATGCTAGGCATCACTTAATGGACCGGTCACTCTTGCGAGCAAACGATCTGTTGGTGCTGGCCGGTTGCGCCGTGAGGTTCTTGCGCGTCGTGGTGCCGCCCTTGGACAGCGGCTTCTTGTGGTGCACGTCCTTGCCATCGCCTTTGTGCACAACGCCTTCGGCCTCCAGCATGCGCCGCGCTTTGTTGCGCTCAGCACGCTTTTTCTTGGTGGATTCTTTGCTGTCGTACGCAGGGTATGCAGCGCGGTCTTCGGGGTTCTTGTAGGGCATGTTTCACTCCGTAGGTTCGTATGTCATTTCAAAGATGTCCGGCTTGCACGGATAGTGCTCACCCTTCACGCCAGTGATGATCCAGTCGCCGGGCGTGACGCGGTGTGCGCCCTCCAGTGTGGGGATGTAGTAGCCTTCGTTCTTATCGAATAGTACGGCGTGATGGTCGCCCTGCATGAACCACTGGGTCGCCTCAATGACCACGGGCTTCTTTCTGAACTTCATGTCTGCTCCTTAATGTTTGGGGTTGAACTCGCAGCCAGTAACTTGGCACCAGCCACACAGCGGCGTTTGGTTTGGGTTCCACACGTCGTTGGCAAAGGACGCTTCGAGCCGCGCTGTGCGCTCACGGTAACGCCACCACGCCGCATCCTTTTGGTCACGCGTCATCTGCAGCTTGACCATACTGTTTTTCACGATGAAGAGCAAGGCCGAGTTGACTTTGCGGATGTGCGGGAAGTACTCGAACACCATGCAGGACATGAGCACGAGCTGGTCACGGTCAGGGTACTTGTTGTTGCCCGTCTTGTAGTCGCCCACCCACGCCGTCAGGTTGTCGTCGTCAACGATCAGGATGTCAGCAATGCCGCGCACCCATACGTCAGGGGACTTCCACTCAGTTGGCTTCAAGTCCACGGTCAGCGCCATCTCGAACTCAGCGAGCTTGCGCCCGGGTTTCTTGATCAGTGCATCGGCCACGTCCTTGAACTGTGCGTGCTCGGGTGGGATCGGCTTGCCGTCCCGGACATACAGCTCAAGCGACTCATGCACTTGGTTGCCGTAGCGTGTGGCCTCAGTCTCTTGGAAGGGGTACTTCTTCAAAACCTTGACCTCGTGGTAGCGCCGTGCGCAGCCCTCAAAGTCTTTGAGGGAGGAGTGAGACCATGCGGGTTTTTTCATATCTGTCTTTGTTCAGTAAAAAATAGTTGAACGCATCTTCAAAGCTGTCCGCTATCACAGGTATAGGGGTGCTAAGGCTGTGTCTTATGGGGGGTTGCAAGTACAACCAGCCCCGCTTTGTGTGCTCAGAGTCAAAGGCCGGGCGTGTGACTGTCCAGCCCAACAGCTCCATGACGTCGACCTTGGTCTGCTCCTCAGAACTTTGCGGAACGTATCGCATCGTTGAGCCTCTTGGAGAACGCAGTGACAAACTGTTCGTTGGCTTCGAGCTTGCTGCCCATGTCGTGCAAGATGGCGTGCGTCACCTCGTGCCAGAAAGTCTCGCTGCGCTGGCGCTCGGAACGTACAGCAAGTCGGCTCCCCGTGTGCATCGTCAACGCAACACGGATGTTGTGTCCGTATGTCACGCTGCCTGCGTGTGTGGGGGGAATCAGCGCGAACGGCTGCACGACAGGGTATCGTGTCTTGCCGATCTTGATGCTGGTCGGGATCATCATGGTTGCTCTCCTTGGTCAGTTTTTGGCCAACCCATATCGACGGTGTGCGCCACCGTCAGCGGCCAGAGGAATCCCCGGCAAATACTTCGGCTCCATAGTCATTTGCGCCAAGACCCAAGTCTTAGCGAAATCAACTTCTTCGTCCGGCACCACAGCAATCAGCTCGTCGTGCACGGTGCCCTTCACAGGGTACTTCTTGTCGACGCGCAGCATGCCGTCAGTCATCACAATGCGGGCTACGCCCTGCACGATGTTGTTCGTTATCTTACCAGCATACAGCTTCGTTGCGTCATCGCCGTACACCCACTGCAAGCCGCCTTCCTTCTCGTTGCCGTCCTCGTCCTTGACCTTCTCCCTGACTTGTCTCAGGTTGGGGTACAGCAGGCTCATGCCGTTGGGCAAAACGATTTCTTCTTTGCGGAAGGTGACGCATTTATACGTGAATTCATTGCCGCCGTAAAGTGAGCGCTCGATCAACGACCCGCACATGTCCCAGAACGCCACCACAGGCCACGCCGTGGCGCGGTACTTGTCGATGATCATCTTGGCCGCTACGCAGTGCACCAGCAGCTCGTCGTCTGTGCAGGTGTGCGGAATCTCCGTCATCTTCTTGACGTTGTCGTCCCACTCAAGAAACTTCTGTATGTACGTCGCGGTAACGCCGAGCTTCTTTGCGAAGTCTTTGTTGTAGCGTTGAGGCGGCGCACCGAGGAAACCCACGAGTAGCTGGGCGGCAAATGAAGCCCAGCCCAGTCCGTAACCACAGCCCAGAAGCGCGGACTTCGCCGACTGGCGGAGATCAGGGTGTGACTCTTTTGTAAGGCCCGGTATGTTGAACATCTGAGCGCCGAACGCTGCGTAAGGATCACCGCCTTGCCGGAAGATGAGTAGCATGTCCTCGTAATCAGCCAGCCACGCAAGAACTCGCGGTTCAATCTGTGACAGATCACCGACGACCAGTTGGTGCGCTTCGGGAGCCATAATAGCTTTGCGCAAGAACGATCCTCGCTTGAGGTTCTGCATGTTGATGGCGCTGCCTTTGCTGGCCGTCCAGCGCCCGGACTTGGCACCGTAGTACGAGAGCGGAACAGGTAGTCTTCCGCGCTTCGAGATGTCCAGAAACCGCTGCGCCCGCGTACGCTCAGTGGTCGATTTAACTTTGAGGCGAGCCTCACACAAAGCGGCAACGTCTTCGTTGTCCCCGTTGAGCATCGCTTGAAAAAGCGCGTCATTCTTTGCAAGAGCAAGCGTCTGTTTGCCAGTCGTCTTGCTCTTCTTGTAGGGCGGGGGCATGCCGAGTCCGCGCAGGACTTCAGCGAACTGTTTGTTTGACGCAAGTGAAGATTCGTCAACACCGATCTTTTGTAGGAGTGCTTCACGTTTTTCCTTTTCATCGTACAACGCGTCAGTGAGCATGCTCTGGTCCAGCTCCAGCACCGGGCGCGTGTACATCTTGAGCGTCATGTCGATCAGGCGCAGCTCCTTGGTGGGGTACAGCCCGTTGGACATGCCCGTCGCGGGGTCAAGGCGCATCATCAGCTTGCTGAACACCTGCTCGCACAAATACACATCATGCGCACAGTACTCGGCAAGCTCGCGCTCAGTCTTCGGGTCCAGCTCAAGCATGCCGTTGGTGCTGTGCACCGCTTTGCCTTTGTCGGGCAGGCCGAAGTCACTGGCCAGCTTCTGCAACGAGTTGCCTACTTCGACCCCGCGCAAGGCGCGAGCCATAGAGAGGCTGTCAAAGATAAAACACGGGCGTGCGCCGTAGACCCACTCCATGATCGAGACATCGAACTGCGCGTTGTGTGCGAGCACGGCTGTGCGGCTCCAGTCGATGCTGTTGAAGTAGTCTTGCAAGTCGTCGTGCCTGATCCAAGGCGCTTTGCCTGTTGCTCCGAACTCTTTGGCGCAAGCGCCGAATGCTTTAAAACGTGGGTCACGAATATATTCCTCTGTCGTTAGTTTCTGTAAAGTATAGCTCTCACGGCTCCACCTTGTTTCAAAATCCAAAACAACAACACGGTCGTATGGTTTCGGCATGTTTACTCCTTTAGCGCCCATCGGGCAAACTGTTTAAGTTGTTGTGGGGTGGCGTCACGTTTCATGCAGTTCGCAAGCATGCTGATAATCTGGATGTTGCCACGCACATACCCCTTACGGGGGTCAATCTTGTCAATGCTCGGAGACCACGGGCTAAACCCGCGCCCTCTCGCCACAAAGCGTTTGTTGAACACCGGGCATGCGGCAGGTTTTATTTCGATCACGTACTGCGTAAGCTCTGCCACCGAAGAGAAACCGAGCTTTACGCCCCCGTTTCGGGCGGCGTAAAAAACGCCTGCCGCGCGCTTGTACCAGACACTGGAAGAGGGTATGTACACACCCCCGTTCTTAGTCTTGCTAGCTTTAGCTCTCGGATTGTTTAGCCCGTTGAAGTCTCTTCGCGCAGCGTAGCTGGGTCTCGCTTCTTCTCTTGCGCAGCCGCACGAAGTTGTATGCCCGCTTTTTAGGTTGATTCCTGACACGGCGTCAACGAGATTTCCGCAAGAACACGCGCACGCCCACACTGTTTGGTATGTGCGTGGTGCACGGCGCAACACGGTTAAACGACCAAAAACTTTTCCGGTCAGGTCGATAAGTTTCATGTATTCTTCCGTTGTGTGTATCGTATTCTATATCAGTTGTACATCCCGTGTTCGGGAGCCTCTGCTTTGATATCGTTGACGATAAGTTCGTGGGCTTCGCTGACAAGCCCCGCCACTTCAAACTCGTTGGCGTTGATGCCGACAAGAACACTCTTTGCGCCGTCAGACAGGATCAACACACCGCCGAACGTCGCATCTTTTCCATAGCACGTTGCCAGCAAAGTCAGCACGCTGGCGAAGTGTTCCTTCTGTTGCGTGGTCATGTCCTGCGCGGCCTTCGTGATGGCCTCCACCGCTTTGTTTGCAATGTCTTTATTCATCGCGCCCCCGTATGAAGTGAATCAATGGCTCCAGCGTGTAGAGGTTTTCTTCGTTGAGAACTATGGCTGCGCCCTTCGCGTCGCGGATTCTTTGTATGTTGGCGTCTTGCAGCGCGGTGGTTGTGCCTTTGCCTGCCTTGGCCTCGATGGCTACAAAGCGCCCTCCAATGCAGCACAGGAAGTCGGGCACGCCGCTGTTGCCGTAGCCTGTGCCGATAGGCATGGCGTAGTAGACGCCCTCGGCGTCGAGTATTTTTCTGATCTTCTTTTTGACCAGTGCTTCTGGCGTTGATGCCATGGTTGCTTCTCCGTGATGTGTTGGTAAATGGTCGGGGGTATGGGTAGATTCAGCGCCCCCGCCGCTGTGAGGAGTTGGTGAGTTGGGTAACGCGAGCTGAGCGCCCTCTCACCGACAAAACGTACTTGCATCTACCGGGCTTGTACGCGTTGTGCAACCATGAACTCAGCTCTCGTGTTTGCTACAAATTTCGTCCAGCTTCATCTTGTAGTGCTGGGCTTTGTTGCCGTCGTCAGTGCCTTCTTTCTTGCCCTGACGCATGGCGTATTTGATGATGTTCCCTTTGAGGAAACCTTTGAATTCTTCGGGCGTGAGTACCGCCTCCATGACATGCCAAGGCTGCATGCCCATGTCTTTGTAGTGCGTGCCGCCGATCTGCACGGTGTCGGCTGTTGTCTGTGTCATGTTGCTACTCCTGAAGTTATTACTGCTCGTGTTTGTTGGTGCGTTTTGCACCTTGTCCAGCCTTGGAGTATATGCCGAACTGCTTGTAAGCGGTGAGTCTTTTTTCACGCTCGGCCATGTCCGCAACGTGTTGTGCAGAAGTCTTTTCTGTGTAGCCTTTGGCTCGAAAATGCTGGTCGGCTGCGAACACGCTGGGCTGGGGGTTGTGCGCCCAATGGAAGGGTGAATACGGGTGGCAGTTGCAGGTCTGTGCGGCCATGGGGGTTCCTTTTAAAACAAAACAGTTGCGGGTGGGGTCGAACTGAACGAGGTCAAGCACCTGCATGTGGGGCCTCCACAATAGGGCGCATCTTCTTCAAGCGCAAGCTCTCCATGACATCGGCCATGGCGGTCTCAAGTTGCTTGACGGTCACGGTCTCAAGCTGTGCATCATGAACCTCAATGAGCAGGTTCAAAGCCACAAGCTCAGGGCCTTTGACAATGAAGCGGAAGTTGTTGGCCACACCACGACGGGCCAGTGCAAGTATGGCGTCTTGCCCCTCGCGTATCTCCGGCTTCCAGTCCTCGCCTATTCCCCGGTTGGCCAGCGCCTCGGTGATGTTCACGGCGTCGATGATCGCGTCGATGTCGAAGCGCGTGGCTGCGCCAAGGCGCAGGTTGTTCATGGCATCGTGGTTGCGGATTTTGAGCGTGGTGCCTGCGCTGATCTCGTCAACTTTTTTCAGGCCCGCCCGCACCCACGTCATGGTGTCCGGGATGATCTGCCGGGGTTTGTATTTGCTACGCTTTCTCACAGTCTTGCTCCCAGTTGTGCGAAGGGGTTGGCCGTGTCTTTCCACGTTTCCCATCGCTTGATTTTGCTTATGGCTGCTTGGCTCACACCGAAGCGTGCGGCGGTTTGTTTCTGCGGTGCGTCGTCGGCTCTGATCTGCGCCACCAACTCAGGCGTCAGTGGTGACTTGGCCCGCATGATCTTGGTGATCTTCTGATTCCGCACCGGGTTCCGTAGATACCCCAGCTCTTGCACGAGGCGCGTTTGCAAGGCCTTGCGGCCCACGGCGTGGGTGTGCTCGGGGTTCACGCATGCAGCGTTGCCGCACGAGTACGTGGCCAGCTTGCCCTTGAGAAGGTTGGGGCTGTCCTTGTACTTCTCCAGCAGGGCGGCGCGGCGCACGCTCATGACCTGTCGCTTACCTGTTACGGGGTTGCGCACGTTGATGGTTGGCGTGGAGCCGCATGACTGCAGCGCCCCTTGCCAGTTCCAGCAGTCGCCTTCGATGACGCAGCGGTCCTTGATGAAATCGAACAGGCTCACGCGGCTTCCTTCGCTGGCTTGCGGTACGTGGTCTTGCTTCCGTCGTGGTGGTACACATGACACATAGGCTGGCCCTCCTTTGCGAAATGTTCGCGGCACAGTTCTGGGGGGTCGCCATAGATCAAAGGTGAGGCGTCCCCGTCTCCCCACGCTGCACTCCAGCGGTCACCGCAACAGTTGCAGTCGGCACCCGTATCGCAGCCGTTGAAGTAGATGCCAATGTCCACTGCGCGAGCGTTCGCTTCTTTGGCTGAATACGCCTCGATGATCACGTTGTGCGCCACGGCTTCGCTGACTACAAAGCTGCCGCCAGGATTGTTTTGCCGGAAGTGGAAAAACTTCGTTGTCTTGGGCTCTCCTGCATCTGGGGCAGGTGTGTGTTCGATGATGTTCATTTCGCTTCCTTTAAAACAATTTTCTCCAACTTCTCCACAGCAAGGCACAAGTCTTCGTGCAGGTATGCGGGTAGGTCTGTCTTGGTGCTGAATGCCCACGACTCCAGCGCGGACAGCAGCTTGATCAGTTTGATTGCGTCTTCTTTGGTCATGGCTTCCACCCCAATCCAACTGCTGGTCCGGCTTTTGCCCACATGATTGCGGGTAACAGCTTGATTGGTCGGTCTGGCGGGAAAAATATCTTCAGTGTGTACCTGACCTTGAACAGTTTTAAACTGAGTGTCATGCTTCCTCCCACTTCTGTGTGATGCTGCACCAGTACACGCCACGGCTTTCAAGCAGCACATGGCCTTGCACAATGTCTTCTACTTGCCCACCAAGGCGGTAGTAGTAACCCTCTTTGACGCCGATCAGGTTGTCGTCGTGGTCAAGCTCCACAGTGACCCTGCGGCGGCGCTTGAGCGTGGCGGGCTCGTCTTTGATGATCTTCATGGCTTCTCCTCCTCATCCATCGGCCACAGGTAGTTGGCATTACGCAGGATGTCATCAGCCAACTTACGTGCCGCGTCCTCCGGCAGTTGGATGAAAACGCCTCTACTCGTAGTCAAGACTACGCAAGACACGCAGTCTTTCTCATGTGATGCGCCCACGGCGACGTAGTTATTTGCAAGGTTCATAAACAACTCCTCAATGTCAACAGCCCCAGCATCAGCACGATGAAGGCCACCACAATCCAAACAATCTGCCCGTCAGCAGGGGTGGGCTTGTCTTCGTCTTTCATCTCAACCCCCGAAGATTTTGCGCAGCTCGTCGTACAGCGCGCGGGCTTGCTTGATGCTCAGATTGTTGAGCAGTGTCTCCGCATCCCACGCAGCGTTGATCTGCGGCGCGGCTTCTGGTTTGGCTTTCGGCTCTGCTTGTGCCTTCGGTGTGGGCGCTGCCACCACAGCGGGCTTGCGCTGCGATGCCTTCAAGGGCTTGTACTCCGACTGTTGCGCGAACAAGAACCCGTTGCGCTCTGCAATCTGTCCCTGCTTGATGAACTGCCCGAGCAGTGAAGACGTTGAGCCTTTGGCGAACCCTTGCTCTGCGAGCTGGCGTGCGATCTCTATGCGGGTCTTGCCGGGGTTGTTGAGTACGAAGTCGAACGTGGCGCGTGTCACGTTGTTGGTTGTGGTGAAGCGTTGTCTGGGCATGGTTGCCTCCTTGGTTTTGGTGGTGATGGATTCGATAGCGGCTTCGCCGCCTTCGTCGTCCCACTCGGCAGGGAGCTGGGTTGCGTGTTGAGCTTTTGCGAGCGCTTGCTCAAGCGCAGTCTTGATGTCGGGCATGATGACAGTTCCTTACTTGGTTGAGGGGTGGTTGAGGGGTGTGGCAAGCAGCCACTTGTCCCCGAGAAGGCGCAGCGAGCGAGCCCACTGGCGCATGTTGTGCCGCTGCACATGGACTGGTGCCCAGTCGTTGCAGAAGTTTTTACGAGCGAGGGTCAAGAATTTTGTGTTCATAGCGTGAACCGTCCTTTCGGAGTTGTTTGCCTAAAAGGTTGCACGATGTTGTGCAACAGCTTGTTGACAGGCCGAAGCCCGTGTTCGACAACGATGTCGATGTCGTTCTTGATGCCGAACAACGTGGTGAACGTCTCCAGCATTGGGTTGAGTTCCCTGCATGCGAACCACAACGCGTCCTCGAAGTTCAGCTCGTTGAGCCACACACCGTCTCCGACCTCAACACGCACGCTGAAGTTACCAATACGTTGCGTGTTGCCGATCGTGTCAGGGTTGAGCCAAGAGCGCTGCGCCATCTCGATGAAGCCAACAACGCCTAGCTTGTCCTTCCACTTTGTGATCTCCGCGACGCGCTGCGTATCAGCAAGAACGAACCGTGCGTACCACGTGTGGTGCGCCACAAAATGCGGCGTGCTATTCGCCGCTATCTTCAAGGCGTCCAACTTAAAAGGAGAATTTGTTGAGGATGTCATCAACGGCTTTCTTGGTGTCTTGTCTCAGCGCTTCATCTTTGCGCAGGTCTTTGGGGTCAACGCCGCACAGCGTCTGCTCAAGGGCTTTGCGTGCGGCTTCGAGGTCCAGATCATTGACCACGTTGAGCGTCTTGGTCAAGTCGCACAACTCCAAGGCACCATCGACAAGGCTGTCGTGGAACCTGCGGGCCTTGGCTTCGCCCTCAACGTAGTCGGTGGTGAGCCGGTCAGACATGCGCTTCAAGTGATCCCCAAGGCGCTGGCGTACGTCCTGCATGGCGGCGTCCACACGCTCTTGTGCAATACGTTCCAGCTTGGCCTTGATGTCGTCCATCGCAGCGTTGCCCACGTCCACACGGAAGTCACCCGCCGTAGGCACGGGCAGGTAGTTCACACGGAAGGCGAACTTGGTCATGATCTCGTTCTGTGACGGGTAGTCGTTGCGCTGAAACATGTCGCCCAAGGCCATGGCCTGCGCCGTAATGAGCGTGGGGTAGATGTTGACGAACGACTCAACCATCAATGCGAACTCGTCCTCGAAGCCGTTCATCTTGGTAGCGAAGCGCTCGAAGTTGGCAGTAGGCAGCAAGCGCAGACCCGAGTCGGACCACGGCAACGTGTTGTCGTAGACGTAGGAGCGAGCACGGCCGATCATCTGTTGAATGACCTCCAGCTCTGTGCGACCTGCAAGCAAAAACTTGTTGACGCGTGCTGCGTCTTTCGCGGTTGCGTTCTTGTTCGACACTATTTCATCAGTGGCCGATCTATCTAGCTTTCTCGCTGTCCAAACCGACGCGTTAAACTCTGCCAACATTGCACATGTGTCAATACCGTACTTAGTCACATTCATGATTGCTTCTCCTAAATTGTGCAGCCTTTGTGTAGTCTGCGTTTTGCTTCAACGTACGCTTCGTGAGCCTGCTTTGCGGTAGCAAAACCGCCCAGTCCGCGCTTGACACCATCGACAAATATCGAGGCGTAGTAGCGACCATCGCGCTTGTCTTGAGTCACCCCTAGATAGCCCGTGGCGTTACGTTCTTTTGCCGTGCGCCGATTCTGATTGTTAATGCTGGTAGTAGCATGTCTCAGATTGGCGTAGCGGTTGTCTGTTCTCACTCCGTTCATGTGGTCTACTGCGTTCTTCGGCATGCGCCCCTCCATGTAAAACATGGCAAGCCGGTGCCCGAGAAACAACGTGCCGTCAACCATGATACGCACGTACCCTCCCGTCCCTTTGGCGCTACCTGCAACGGAACCCGCAGCTTGCCTGCCGCGTTTCTGCAACCAAGTAAACACCCCCGTAACGGGATCGTAGTGAACAACTTTCATGAGACGCTTTTGAGTGAGTGGCATAGCAGGTCCTTTCCCTGCTAATTGTACATGTGTTTGTTGTTAATAGATGTTTGCGTTGGTGAAGCGATACTTGAGCGCATGCAAAGCAATGCGCTGAATGTGGGCTTGCTGGTACGAGACAATGCTGGTGCTGACTTCGGACATGTTGACCAGCAAGCAGTTCGCAATGATCTTCTCCACTGCATCGACGACTGCGCGTTGTATTGCCTCGTCGTGATCTGCGAGCAAGACCGTGTTGGCCAGTGCGTTGGGTATCGGTGGGTTCATGGTTGGTTCTCCTGTTGGGTTAATAAAAACAAATCGAGCACACGGGCGGCTTGCTCGCGCGACTCGTGGAAGGTCACTTGGGGTAACGTGATCCTGTGCACGACGCGGTCCCTCTTCTCCCTGTCGTATATGCGCACCTCGCAATCTTCTCGCAATGTGCGGGCGTACCTGTACCCAATGAGGTCACACTCCCAATAGAAGCGGCTCATGGTTGGTTCTCCAGTTGTTGGTGGTACATCATTTCGCAAAGCAAGAGCGTGCTCTCCACCATCTGCCGTTGCTCGTCAGCGCTGACTGCGTAGAAGTCGTGCATGAATGCCACGACTGGTGGGCTAAAGCCCGGCTCCGAGTAGGTGCCGTAGATGATCTGCCCTGATTGGTTGAACGGGGGCCTGACAAAAAGGGGGCGCTCCCCTCGTCGGTACTGCCCCCTCGGGCGGAAGTCGAAGTCAACACCTTTGCTCATGCGGCACACCTCACGAGGTTGATGCACGTATCACGCAACGTGTTGGTGAGAGGCGCACTGGTGGTGAACTCGGCAAGGTGGTACGTGACGCTGCTGCTACGGTGCTTGGCCTCCACTGCGTACATGTAAGGTGTCCCGAAGTGCTGACGCCTGACCCGGAAGTCAAACATGTCCTCCGTGGCGTGTTTGATCAGACGCCACTTGATCAGCTCGGGCTCGCTCATGGACGAATCCTCAACACCTTGCCTGCGCGTGGCATGAAGTCATCGTTGTCCACTATGCCCCAAAGGGTCGGCATGTCGGTCATGCGGTAGTCGGACTCGATGTAGCCATCGCTCAGCATGATGATAGCCTTGGCCTTGATCTTGTGCTCGGCCACGTAGTCAGCAACACATGACACAACAGTGCCGCCACCGCCCTTGGGTGCAAGCTGCGTGGCAATGTCTTGGTACTGCTCGGGCTTGAACACCTGATCGCCGCACACCTCCGTGTCCCACCACAACATGCGCACGCTGTCTGGCCGTGTGTTCTGCACGATACGCGCCACCTCACCGAACACAACAGGGTATGCCCAGTGCATGGAGCCTGACGTGTCACACGCAATGATGATCTCGCCAATGTTCTCGTCGAAGTGCGAAGGCATGATGAAGCCGGACGCAAGCAAGCGCTTGTTGGGTGGGCAAAAGCGTGAGTTCTCGTCGCCAACGCACACAGAACTGATGAAGTCCTGCAACGCATCGCGCCAGTTGGTCACGCGCTCCTGCGCTGTGCCAAGAATGTCACGGCCACCCTCTTTATCGCCACGCATCTTGCGCACAAGCAACTCGCCTTGGCGGTTGGCATCGTCGACCATCTTGCCCAGCTTCTCGGACTCCTCGGGCGTCATGGGGTCACCACCACCCTCGCCATTCATCTGATGGTCGTCCATAGCCTGCGGTTGCTCGTCGGCATCCTTGAGCAACTCTTGCAGCACCTGCGGGTACGACATGCCCTTGAACTTCTCGTCGAACAAGATGTTGATCTTGGCGGGGAAGTCCATGAACTTGCGCTCAGGGTCGAGCTCGTCGATCAGGCCGTTGACCACGTAGTCCATGGCCGCGTTGTTGATCTGCGGACCGAAGCGCTTGCTGTACCCAATGTACGCTGGCAAGACGCAGTGCTTGAGCGCCACGTGGAAGTTCTCGTGCAGCACAACGAAGCGCAGCTCCTTGCGTGTCAGGTCGCTGATGAACGCTGTGCCGTACAGCTTGTCCTTGCCGTTGGTTGCAGCAGTGGGCATGTCATCACATGCCTCGGACTTGCCCATGCACACGATGCCGGACAGCAGCGCGAACTTGTGGTGACGCATCACGTCGATGTTGCACGCTTGGATTTTCTGGTTGGGGGTAAGTTTGTCAAAGCTCATGGTTGCTTCTCCTGTTGTTTAAGGTTTAGTTCGGTCGGGTGAAATAGCTCTCGGGTGAGAGGTTCTTCGTAGACCACAACATAATCGCTTATGCCGTAGTGGAGCGCCCACAAGTGGGCGACTGTGTCACGCGCTGCCTCTAGCATGGCCTTCGTGTGCGTGGCGTTGTCGAAGACTTGACGGTGTATCAGGCGCACCACCTTGTCCTTGACGCCGCGCCCGACATAGAGAGACACGGCGGTCTTGCCCTTGGCAACACCCTTCCATATCCTAGACACGATCACGATGTCCCCGTCTATGTTGCGGCAGTACAGATCGGTGCGTGGGCGCGTCAGTGAGTACAGCGAGTCCGTCATTGCAGCTTGCTCCTCAGTGCGTACTCAGTGCCGTGCTTCACCGCAAGCAGGTCGCACATGGCTTGCAGCATGCGGTTCTTCTCCGCCTTGGGCGTGTCACGCGGCACGAACATGCGGTGCAAGATGGTGCGCTGCGCGATGCCACGCCTTCCGGCCAACACCTCGGGGTGCCAGAAGCCGTACACGGAGAGCATTGCCCACCCCTCCTTGTACGCCGCTTTAGCGTCGAGCCGCAGCGCCCCTTTCGAGGTACGCAGCAGCTTGCTGACGTCTGTGTCCACATCCACATAGTCGTACTTGTTCATTGCGCGTACTGTGCTCATGACTTACTTCGTGCTGAAGAAAATCTTGTGCGATGCCAAGAGCGAACCGAAGTTCGTCAACGACACGTAGTGCTGGATGTTGTTCGAGTTGGCCACACTGTTGCAGAAGATCGACTGCATCTCTGTGCGCATGCGCAGCACGTACTCCACAACCTTGGCCGCATCGTCGCGCTTGTCAACGCGTGAGACGAACTGGAACACCTGCACAAGCTGAGCAGTGGGGTTGTCGGCCAGCGGCGCAGTCGCAGGGTCTTTGAGCACACGTTCGAGCGAGCAGATGTCACGGCCAAAGCGTACGAATGAAGACAGCGCCTCGGCAGTCGTGGCACCCAGCGTGCCGATCAACGCAGCCTCAAGCGTGTCATCGTCGAGCACACCGTCACCAGCATCGAGCACGTCACCCGCTGCAACCAAGCTGCGCGGCGTAGCATAGGCCAGCGCCATCGAGCGAGGGTTGAAGATGTAGCCGTTGTCCTTGGACTGGTCCTTGCCCTCGTGCTTGCCGCCCTTCTCATAGTCGAGGAACGAGTCCATGACCTGAGCGTAGCTGTTGACGAATGCAATCACAGAAGCGTTGACGCCCTTGTCGATGGCCCACTGCACCCACTCGCCAGCGGTAGGCTTGCGCATCTTGACGAACACGAGACGGTTGCGCAGGTGTGCTTGAATGCTATCGCCAAGACCCTCGACGGCAAGGTTGGTCGCACAGAACACCACGCTACCCTCGGGCATGTGGTAGTTGCCAACGCGGCGCTCGTAGATGATCGGGGCCAGCACGTTCTTGATGAACTGCGGAGCCTTGGCGATCTCGTCGAGGAACACCATGATTGGCTTGGCACCATTGACACCCAACTGGTTGTTGCGCGACACACCGAAGCGCTCGTTGGGCAGCTCACGAGACACGCCGTTCTCACGATCGAGGTCAGGCATCCACACAGAACCGTCGGACAACTGTGTGCAATCGACGGGGTCAACTGCGATGTGGCCAGCGAACTTGGGGTGCTTCTTGAGCGCGTGGAACAGCGCGGTCTTGCCGATACCGTTCTCGCCCTCGACGATGACGGTACGCTTGTCGCCCACAGCGGCGATCAGGTTGAGGACTTGAGTGAAAGAAAGCATTTTGTTCATGATTGAGAACTCCTAGTGGTGATTGACTTGCGGACACCATGTCCGCAAGAAAGATTGTGTGAGACACAGAGGTCTCACGGGGTTAAAAACAACTGGTTGGTGTAGTGTATCTCATTTGTCCATAGTTTGACAACTCCTTTGCAAAAAGATTGATGACTGTTCCCTCTCTCCCTGACGTGTCAGGGGTAGGGCGTGGCTGTGTTGGGGAAGTCCTTCGCGTCCATGAACGGGGCCAGTTGGATGAAGTCGGACCTGCGCTTGAGGGTGCTGCACTCTCGCTTGGCTATTCTCCACAACGCGTCAGCCAGAGTCTTCTCTGTAACGTGTTCTGCTATGGCAGCCAAGGTGTCCGTGGTGTTTTTCGCTGCCGCCTTGGTCGCCTCGTAGTCGAACACGTCCTCGGCCAGCAGCATGAACTCGTTGATGCGCACCTCTTGTGACTCCGGCTTGAGCGCGGCGAACTGTCCTGATGCAAGCACCTCCAACGCGTTACGTGCGGCGTACCCCACGTCAACACCCCTGAACGGTTCGAGCAAGTCGTAGTCGAGGTACACACGCCCAAAGAATTCGGGTATGCGCATGCAGGCCAGCGTAGTGAGGTTCTCCATGTTGGCCCGTGCACGCTTGTGTGCGGCCTTGTCGTCGGGGCTCATGCGCTTGATGTAATGTGTTGTGTGCGATGACTTGGCCACGTCGATCAGGCGTTGGGCGTGTATCCCCGTCTCACTAACAAGCCACAGGTCAGCGCTGAACGTGGAGCCTTTGTCTGGGATGCTGTCTCTGTTGGCGATAGGCACTGCCACAGTGCGCCCGTCCGTCGTCATCCGTATGTTTTGATGGCGCACATTGAGCACGCCGCGCATGAACTGCTTGCTCATGTTGGAGGGGTGCCCGGTGTACAGCACGCGCCGCCCGTCTGCTGTTGGCTTGTAGTAGCGCGCCATCACTGTGTGGTGCAGGATCACATCGTAGTGCTCGCCCCCGTTGATGCGCTCGATGCGGTAGTGCCATGAGCGGTTGTCCTTGAGTGGGCGTTGGTTGTCGGCCCACACGCTGCTGCTGCGCGGGCCTTTTGGGCGCGGCGTGTTGTTGAACGTGCTGTGCGCTGCCTCCCACGTCTCGATGCTGGGCAGTGTGTGAATGGATGATGAAAACATGGTTGCTTCTCCTAGT